ACGTTGGAACTCTCGTGACCGCCAACCCCATCGGGATTGGAATCATAGCGAGCGGAAATACCCTGAGAGTTCTGGGAAACGTCTACGCCTCGAACGCTATCACGACCACAAACGTCGTTGCGTCCCTGGCAAACATCACAAGTACCGCGAACGTTGGAACTCTCGTGACCGCCAACCCCATCGGGATTGGAATCGTAGCGAGTGGAAACACCCTGAGCGTTTTGGGCAACATCTACGTGTCGAACGCCATCACGACCACAAACCTCATTGCGTCCCTGGCAAACATTACAAGTACCGCAAATGTCCAGACTCTCGTGACCACATCTTTAGGCATTGGGATTATCGCGGGAGGTAATACTCTAAGCGTTCAGGGCAACATCTACGCCTCAAATTCCATTACGACAACAAACGTCGTCGCTTCTCTTGCGAATATTTCAGGGACTGCGAACGTCCAGACTCTCGTGACCGCTAACCCCATCGGGATTGGAATCATAGCGAGCGGAAACACGCTGAGTGTTCTGGGCAATGTCTACGCCTCGAACTCCGTCACGACCACAAACGTCATTGCTTCTCTTGCGAATGTTTCAGGTACCGCGAACGTCCAGACTCTCGTGACTGCCAACCCCATCGGGATTGGAATCATAGCGAGCGGAAATACCCTGAGTGTTCTGGGAAACGTCTATGCCTCGAACTCCGTTACGACCACAAACGTCATTGCTTCTCTTGCGAATGTTTCAGGTACCGCGAACGTTCAGACTCTCGTGACCGCCAACCCCATTGGGATTGGAATCGTAGCGAGCGGAAACACCCTGAGCGTTTTGGGCAACGTCTATGCCTCGAATGCCATCACGACAACAAATCTCATTGCGTCCCTGGCAAACATTACAAGTACCGCAAACGTTGGGACTCTCGTGACCGCAAATCCTATTGGGGTTGGAATTATTGCCGGGGGAAACACGCTAAGTGTTCTGGGTAACATCTATGCCTCGAACGCCATCACAACCACCAACATCGTCGCTTCTTTGGCGAACATAACAACTTTGAACGTGGTCTCAATCTTTGGCCAGGCTGGAGTCGTCGGAATCAACACATCAACGAATCTTGGCGCTAATCTCACTGTTCTGGGTAATATCTACGCCTCGAATGGTTGGACAGCCCCGAACGTCTCTCTGACTGGAACAATCTCATATAACGAAGACCTCTTCAAGCGTGGTCCGTATCTGCTGCCCTCGACCGCCAATTCTACGACCATTCAGGCCTGGATTTCAGCAACCTGTAATGCCTCATCCCAGCCAACGAGATCATGGTGGGCCACCTCACCGGCACCAATCTTTGGGAATGTCGCCCAGGTCTCAGGGCAATATCAGGGCGGTGTCCTTCTTCCAGATGGCCGCGTCGTTATGGTTCCATCATCGGGCACAACAACTGTTGGATTTTTCAACCCGGCGACCGGATTATTTTCAAAGGTCACACCGACAGGTTCATCAATTTCCGTGAATTACGCAGGGGGGGTGTTGGCTCCGAACGGAAACGTGTTCTTTATTCCCCAAAGCACCGGAACTACGGTCGGGTGTTTCAATCCTATGTCATATGTATTTTCTACTATTAGTGCAGTGACCGGATTTTTTGGAGGTTGTTACGCATCCACGGGGAAGATTATTATGCCTCCTCTGACGGCGACAGTAGTAGGTATTGTTGATCCGGTCGCTCTTACTTACACCGGGGGTGTCGCAGCTACGGGCTATGCGGGCGCCGTCGCACTGCCTTCCGGGAATATTGTTTTCGTACCATACACATCGTCTAACATATCGGTGTACAATCCGGTCACAAATCTTTTAGTTAGTAATTTGGCCCATGGCCAGGTCACGAATGCTTTCGTCGGAGGGGTGCTCGCCCCCAACGGAAATATCGTTTTAATTCCAGGAGCCTCATCGAATATAATTGTGTATAATCCGGCGCTGAACACTCTAGTCAGTAATACGGCTCACAGCCTAACTGCGTCCCCTTTTTTTGGGGGAGTTTTGACACCATCAGGAAATGTTGTAATGATGTCATATAACTCTACTAGTTTTGGGATGTTCGATCCGGTCACGGCGGCATTTTCAACATTTGGACAAACAAGTGCATCGAGTTCCAAATATATAGGAGGGGTTTTGATTCCGGATGGCCGCATCGTGTGTATTCCTTTTACTGGTGCTTCAAATGTCGGCGTCATCAGCACATTGGTCCCGGCACCCCGTGAATTTTGTTTATCACCTTTTTTTAACAAGTTCTAGTGCCGAAATTAAGTTCTGTGAACTTAATAGATGTCAACGACGACTTTTTATAATTCAACTAGCCTTGTTGGTATTGGGTCAATCGGGATAGGGACAACGAGTCCACAGACGGCTCTTGACATCTATATAGGGACTATGAATGCCGCGACTGTCACGGCAACTCTTTACGGAGTCCTGGCCGGTTCAAACACCGTGAGCGGTTCTTCAATCTCTGGTACGACTCTCTATGGAACCCTAGCCGGTGCAAACACCGTTGGGGCGTCTACCGTTTCAGCCACGAGCCTTGTCGGAACCCTCTACGGCCCCCTGGCCGGTTCAAACACTGTCGGAGCATCGACCGTCTCAGCCACGAGCCTCGTCGGGACCCACTACGGAGTTCTGGCCGGGTCAAACACCGTTGGGGCGTCTACCGTCTCAGCCACAAGCCTCGTCGGGACCCATTACGGAGTTCTGGCCGGTTCAAACACTGTTGGAGCATCGACCGTCTCAGCCACGAGCCTCGTCGGGACCCATTACGGAGTTCTGGCCGGTTCAAACACAGTTGGGGCGTCGACCGTCACAGCCACGGGCCTGACTGTGAATGGAAACTCAACCTTGGGGACGAAAGGGTCTTCCATTACAAATATTATTATAGGAAGCGTCGCTCTTTCGGGTATTTCAAATACTGTTGTGACTACTACCACAATTAGCATCGGTCAGACTCTTACGGGCACGAATTATATACCATTTGTTAATTTTAACTCTCCATCATCTACATTTGCCGCTGCGGTTACAAACAAGACAGTTACCGGATTTGACGCGGTGGTTTCCAGGGTTCTGGGAAGCGGCACTGCCCCAATACTCACTTGGATGGTAATTGATCAAAACTAACTTGGGTCAAGTAGGCTCTCTTAAATTCCCAACCTAAATTAGAATGAACTATACGCCGACTGCCCCAAGTCGCCTTCTGTTCGGAGACTCCCTCAACCGGGACATGACTCTGTATCCGAATGGAAATTCGTATACTCTCCATCTGACACGGCCGATCCGGAACATCGAGCGTGTCGAACTGGTCTCGGCCCGGGTCCCAAACACCATGTACAATTTGACGAACGGCTCGAATGTCCTTCAGGTCAACTCTTCGAACGTCTCCCTCAATGACGGTTTCTACTCTGTATACACCCTGGCTACGGACCTTACCGCCGTCATGTCTGGGGTCTCCCTTGCCTACATTCCAGAGGAGGGCCATTTCATATTCTCCGGACCTTCTCAATTTACGATCAAAATTCAATCTTCCCAGCTGGCCACGATGCTCGGACTCCCAGCAAGTACGACCCTCACCAGCACAATGGCCGGTCCCACGGATCCATCGTACTCTGGAAATTACATCCTCAAAAGCACGACCCTTGTGGACATGAGCCTCAATGATATAGTCTATCTAGACATTGAGGAACTCAGGAGTCCTTTCAACGTTGATACGGGTGCCATCCAGGCAACCACCGGAACCATCAGTGGCTCAAATGCCAACAGGGCGTTTGCTCCCATTGCTATGGATGTCGGTTCGGCCTGTATCAAGAATTTTGGCGAGAACAAAGACTACAGGATCGGTGTGGACTACCCGGAGCCCATCAACTCTCTCCAGCGCCTGACCGTCCAGTGGATCGACCGTGATGGGACACTCCTGAACTTTCAGGGATGGAACACAAATTCCTTCGTTCTACGTTTGTACCTAACCCCTGACCCCGAGCCGACCCTGCCACCTCCGCCCCCTCTCGAAGATACCCAGATTCGCCGGATCGTCCAGGCGATGACGATGGTTCCAAAACCCCCAAGGGAAGAGCCGAAAAAGCGCTTTCACTGGTGGCTGATTGTTTTAGTTTTATTGATTCTCATTGCTTTGTACAAGACCTTGTATCGTCCAGGAGTGCCCATACAGGTTCCGAGGGGTCCCATGGTTTCGGGGGGAAATTTTGTACCTCCACCTCTTCGCTGAACCCCTTCTGAAACCCTTGAAAGGCGGAGACTTCAGTTTCTGACTCATACTCCTCTTCATCAATTATGTTTGAAAATTGAGAATCCCCAGGAGAGGACTCCTCTTCTTCTTCAAATATTGTAAACTTTACAAAGCTCATATTACTCTCCAATAGTGTCGACCGCAGACTTTAACGCGTTCTCTGTGGGGTTGGTAGGGACCCACTCGGCCCACGTCCGGGCACACTCATTCATCTTGACGGCCATATCATCCTCAGTTCCCATGTACTCTGACCAGTCCTCCTCGTCGGACTCCTCCTCCCCCTCGTTGGACTCTTCCTCCTCCTCGTCAGACTCTTCCTCATAAGCCTCAGGGTACAGAGTTCCGGTGTGTCGTCCGGCAACATTCCGGGCCGCATACATCAGTCCGTACTTCATATCAGTTGCGACCACGCAGTTCCGTCCGCACGCCTTGGCATAGTGTGCGGCCAGAACTGTCGCCGACTCCATGACTGGCAAGAAAAGCTCAAAGGCTGACTTCTCGATCTCATCAGTGTTCATGGGCCCATCTCCAGTCTTCATTTCTAATCTAAAATTGTCTGGACTCTCTATTTAAAATTTGAAAACGTAACCTTTTGTCCTTCCAAAAAGTTGTAGGACGTCACATAGAGACGGATTCGCACGTTTGCCGGGCTCTGGTTTAGGCTGATGTACAATTTCTGATTCTTAATTCGTGTCAAGTTCACTGACCCACATGGAGAATCTCCCTCAGGATCAAGGCTGAATGAGTACATATAGAACAGACGACTTGGCACTCGCGTGTGAAACTCCAGGGGTTGAATGATCCGCAGGAATTGTGGAGTGCCTACGCGGGGTTCAATACGAGAGACTCCGTTGAAATCCAGTTCTAAATTGTTGAGAAGGTCCGTAGTCCCAATGGTTGTGCTTGCGCTCGTCGCAGTATTGCTATAATCATAGCCGAGCGCGGAGTCATTCTGAAGAACAATGAAGAGTTCCTTGACTGGATTGTAAAAATCTAAAAGACACTGGACATTCGAGACGCCCTGTGGTGCGAAAAACTCCATTCTCTGGACTTGTTCAAATATTTGGAAACGGGACGGCCCGGCTTCTAATGAATAGTTACCGGTCTTCATCTTTTTCTTCTCAGGTTCAGAGATGTATGTATACTCAATGTTTAGGTGAGACGTGATTGTTCCAGGAATAACATAGGCCGGTGTTGTGAAGAAAGTTGATGGATTCCAGACAATTCGGAAAGTAATGTCGGCCCCATCCACCACGAGACCCTTCTTGAATGTCGAGAATGGTAGAGGGATCGTATAGGCTGCCTGTGGAATGACTGAAAACTGTAGATTTTTACCAATTAAGTAGGATAGTCCGGGCTGCTTCCCCTTGGGAACCTCGAGGTCGTACTTCATCTCGATGTGCTCGGCATAGAGACGCTCGATCAATTCTGTTCCTAAATAGAGCTCGACATACTGGAACATGAGAGTCCCGACTGAGTCGAGGACACCATAGTTTGCCGGCAGCTGTGGAAACTGGATGTAAAGGTACATGTTCGTGATCAAGTCCCCCGACTTTGGGAGGATCCGGTGATTCTCGCCCCCGAAGAAGACAGCCTGCTCGTCGAATATGACCTGATCGACCCGCTGGGCAAAGAGCGTCTGACCCGCGTAGCGTTCTATGAAGTATGTCACCTGTGGGTCTCCACTCAGCGAAATGTCCTCCTGGCCAAGGAAGGAAAGGCTTGCGCGCCCGGCCATCTAATGGGGGCGAAGATTTTCCACGGAGATTCTCCACACGCAGGAAACCACCTTAGTCAAACATCAAGCCCGCGATTCCATTCTCGACTCGAAGGATGTTTTGCGACGTGGCGATGATTCTGAACTGCTTGGCAGGATAGAAGGCTGAAGGATTGAAAATGTTTAGTTCGAGGAGGATGTTTCGAATACGGCTCATATTCACTTGCCCGGAAGGGTCACCGCTATATGGATTTGTCGAAAAGGAATACATGTAAAACTGGCGTCCAGGGGTTGATGACCCTGGGGGCATTGAAAAAAAGTTTACATGATGATTGAATGGTTCGATCGCACCAACATACAGTGCGTCTGTACATGATGTCAAAAGGGCATCCTCTCCATTAAATGTCATTCCGATACTCCGAAGGTAATTCCCAGAATAGTCATATGGTAGTGAGCCAACGGTCTGGATAACGAAAAATATCTCCTTGACAGGACCAGTAAAATAGATCGGAAAAATAGCCGTCTGAAATCCACTAGACAAATCGAACGTCTTATACTGTGTTTGTGTGATGACATAATCGAGCCTGTGGCTCTGGAACCAATTAATCTCTGGGTTTGACAGGTACACGTAGTCAGTGATAATGGTCGCCGTTAATGTCGGATTAGAGATTTGGATAGATGTAAGCTCTGAAAAATTGCGAAATGTTATCCAGACCTCTACATCCTGTCTTTCGAGAGCCGTGATTGGAATCGAAAGTTCGGGACTTCCAAAAAAATAAAATGGCAAGTTTGCGTAGTATACGCGTTCGGGAGGGCCGACACTCGATCCCGTGTCGTACTTACCGGTCAGGAGCTGGAGGCCCGGCTGATTTTCGTATGGAATATTGAGCTCATTCCAGATCTCAATGTACTCGCCCGTGATACTTTGAATCGTCTGCCCGCCAATCTTGAGTTCCGCCGATCGAACAAGGTACGTAGCGACAGAGTCATAGTACGCATAGGTCGCTCCGAGGGTCCCGGTAGAGGTGTTTGATGCTAATGGAGCGACCGAAACATATGTCCCTGAAAGAACATTGGCCGTAGTACCATTCACACCGAGCGAGATGGAATATGTTGCCGAAGTATTTGTAATTCTAAAAGGGACCGAGAATGTATATGGTGGCGCGAGACCCAAAGCCACATTATAGACAGGGCTCGTGAACGTCGGATCCGAACTCGTGATGGTCAGACTCGTAACAGCATTGGATGTATAAAACACGCCAGTCATCATGTAGGACATTACATTGTTGAATTGAAGACTCCCTCCGGAAGTGGTGGAAATAACTATAGAATTTGCGTTACTACTAAAGTAAGGGCTCTTGAATTGTAGTGGAGTCGTGAGGGTATTTGATGTTGACTGGAACAGGATGCCGTTGTACGGAAGAACGATCCCGGGTTGTGTATCGGAAAGTACACCGACTTGGTTTATGGCAAAGAATGAGTTGGCGCTTAAGGCTGAGAGGATGCCACGGGTCGAGACGTTCAGGTAGTAGTTCAGCTGCGTGTTAGCCACGAGAGGAATGGAAAAGGCATAGGTCGGATTTCGTCCCTGAAGAGACATGTCGTAGGTGTATAGGATATTTGACCGTTCGCCCAAAACAACATTGGAGATATAGGAAGGGTCCGTAAGGCTCAGTGATCCAGAGATGAGATATTCTCCGTTTGTCGTAAAACTCATGGTCGAATCGGGGTTGAGAGTGATTGACGTATTCGCGGGCGTCACGTTTCCGTACAATGGGACAGGTGCTAAGGAAGTTTGCGAAAGTGAGACGTCAGTCGAAAACTGATAAATATCATTTGTCGGGCTTATGGAAAAGTATGTACCGGGTAGAAGTTGAGTTCCATTTGTTGTTGCGTAAAAGTAGTAGAATAGCGAAGTATTTGTTACTATGAGTGGAATAATGGCCGGTGATGATGGGTCGGGCGAAACGGTCGAATTATACAAGTAAGTGAATGCCGGAGTCACGGGCTCTTTGTCGATGACATCCGTTCCATATCCCAATGACAGAATGGATCCTCCACTGCCTACGCTAAACCCCGCCCGAACCGTATAGTATCCGGGTATAATGAACTGAATACATCCGGTGCTCGTTACAGTATAGACACTCGTCAGCATATCATTCTGTGTCCAGTAACTGCCGGAGTTACTTGTTCCCGAAAAGTTTAAAAATTGCTGACTCGAAAACGATATCGACTGATTAAGTGCCAGATACATTCCCGAAAGGGGATCGACGGGTAAGCCGGCCGTCTGGATCCATCCCGATTGCTCGAGAGTCAGCGTTGGAGTCACGATACCCGAGACTGCGTTATAAATGAGGTTCGATGATGTGGCCGTGCTGGCACTCAGCGGATCGAGACCCCAAAACACGCCGGACAGGGCCGATGTGCCCGATTGTCCCGCGAGGACAATGACATTTGACAGACCGACCGAAGAATTTGAAAATATAAACTTATTTGTGGTTGTTGAATAACTTGCGTACCCTCCGAAATTTGGTGTAAACCATTTGGCCAATGAAATAGAATTGGAAGAGTAGTACTGAAACTGTGAACTGGCCGAGAATGGTCCGGCGATGGTTCCATTTGCCAACCCGAACCATAGGATTGGATAGTTTGTCTTTGATGGGGGGGTGGCCCAGGTCCAGTCATTTCCGGGATTGGTCAAAGCCGGCAACACAACCTTGAGTGTTAGGCCCCGTATAAGATCCCCCTTTGGAGGAATTTGACAGATACTGGTGCCTCCATAGTTTATCAGCTGGTCTTTGAACGGAATATCATATGTCTCGAGAACAAAGGGGGTGTGGCGTTTATAGACTCCAGAAAAGTATGTTACCTGTGGCTCTCCAGTCAGGTATGCATCCTGCTGACCAATAGCGGCCAACTGGATATATCCGGCTGACATTTGTCGCCTCTAGTAAAGACTGAGAGTTTTGTGCGCGCCCCATCACGCTCTCAATTTTGTTTCTAAATTCAAGGAAGGAGATGTCTCTCAATCTCCGAAAGTTTGATCCCAGCAAGATGGGAGATGACAAGGTCTGCGTCTTCATCGGAAAACGTGGAACGGGAAAGTCCACTCTGGTGACGGACATCCTCTGGCATAAAAAGCACCTTCCGGCCGGAATCGCCATGTCAGGTACAGAAGAGGGGAATGGATATTACAAGCAGTTCATTCCGGATCTCTTTGTCTTTGGGGACTATAACAAGGATGCACTCGAAAAAATCATCGAACGACAGAAAAAGCTGTTGGCGATCGGGAAGTGTAGCCCTGTGTTTGTGCTCATGGACGATTGCATGTATGACCGAGCCTTTATGAAGGATACGGCGATTAGGCAATTGTTTATGAACGGACGTCACTGGAAAATTTTCTTTATGATGACGACTCAGTACTGTATGGATATGACGCCCATGATTCGCACCAATGTCGACTATGTTTTTGCTCTGCGAGATAACGTCCGACAGAATCGAGAGAACCTTTACAAGGCGTTTTTTGGAGTTTTTCCAACATTCGATAGTTTTTGTCAGGTGATGGATGCGTGTACAGAGAATTACGAGTGCTTGGTATTGGATAATACGAGTAAGTCAAATAAGATTACAGATTGCGTGTTTTGGTACAAGTCTCCGATCCGCCGAAACTTCCGAGTCGGCGGGCCCGCATTCTGGCAGTATCACCAGCGGCACTATAATCCAAGGGCCGCAGCGGCTTCTGGGGGCGTTCAAGTCCAACCGAAAAGGAAGGGTTCTGTCGTCACGGTCGTGAAGAAGAAGTAGTTTAAAAGTCCCCGGTAGGGGACTTCGCCGCGAGGCTTCGTCGCCACGAGTCCTACGGACTCGGCTCGCTTAGCGAGTCACAGCGAACATGGTCTGGCCCGGCTCATTCACATCCTTCTTGATGAAGTTCTTGATGAGCATGAACACAAGGATGGAGAGAAGAGTGGTCAGCAGAGCAGCCATGACGTGGGCCTGGATTCCGGGACCCTGCTTGACGTACTTCTCGATGACGGCCTGGACCACGCCATACCAGGCCAGGGCAGAGGCGAACGAAAAACCACCGACCAGAGAGTTGAGGCCCTGAGCCTCGATGGTCATGGCGACAGAAGAGATGGACATTTAGTATATATTTATAAAAAAAATGCGCCCTGATTCTTTGTCATTTTTCCCCACTCAGTCTAGATGACGAGGTCGCAGGACCCTCCACCGGCCCCAATTCTGACGTACGATCCGAGTGCCAGCTCGCTGATCACTGATATTCCTGTGACCGAGATGACGGTCGATGAGGAGCTTGCTCATCAGGCTCTGAATCGTACAACGAACGACCAGGCTAAATCGGTGCCCTCTGGGTTATGGAAGCGGACGCGACCTCCCGAGCCAGAAAAAGATGTTGAGGAATCTCAAATGGCGGACTTCTCAACGCCTCTTGAGGAACTCATGCCCGGCCCGAACCAAATGATCCAGAACGAAATGATGGGGCCTCCTCAGCAGGCGCCTATGGTCGACCGCACGGCCAAGTCCAAGAAGGCTTCTCCGAACCCCTTTGGCATGACTGATGACCAGCTTCAGGCGGCTATCGCGGGCGTCGCGGCCGTGATTGCCTTCTCCAAGCCAGTCCAGAGCCGGCTGCGCACCATGGTTCCCAAGTTTGTGGGAGAGTCCGGCGAGGTGTCCATGACCGGTCTCGCCGTCTCGGCTCTGATTGCCGCGCTCCTGTACTATCTTGCGAAGAAGTACGTGATCGAGAAGTAGACGCCTAGCCCTTCACCGTATCTCCGCAGTACTGTCTGTCTCCACCCTTTACATAGACTCCATTCTTTTCACATAAATCTTTCAGTTCCTCAAATTTCTTCCAGAAATCCGACGTGTGATCGTATTCCGGGACGGACATGTGGGCCAACTCATGAATCAGTACATACATTGCCGAGTTTACGTCGTCTCCATCCAGACACAGGTAAATCTCGTATCCCTTGTTGACATTGGACCCGATAGGTCCCTTGTCCTTTGACCAATCGACCATTCCAGTAAGAATGGCCGGTCTCAAAACTCCATGCCATGCCGGGTCTCCTGTAGCCCGAAGCATGTCCAGAATCTTCCAGTACCTTTGCTTAATCTCGGTAAGCATGGGCGGTTCCCTGTGAGTCACTATAATTGTCATGAAAATTACAAATAGGAAAGCAACTATTACCCACCGCCACATGGTTTCTTAATTTTAGAAGAGAATTTAAGTTCGCTTCTTGAAGACGAATTTTGAATACAAATCGGAGATGAGCCCATTGGGCCTGTCGATCATGGGCTCCCATTGGACCAAGTCAAAATTAGCATCGGCAAGGGCCTGAACCAACACATTCGCATCCAAAATTGGTTCCTCACGACCACCATCAGCATAGAATGGGCCATCAATCAGGCGGACCAAAAGACGCGTCGACCCTTTGACAAAACCAAATTCGTTTCCGAGAGAATCCCTGAAGTGACCGAAACGATCGACCATTGCTTCGGCCCTGGCTTTCTCCGGAGCTATACCAATCAAGAGACCGCCCGGCTTGACCGCAACACCCAGAGCCTTGATGGAGTTTTCAAAAGTCTTTGGATCTTCGAATATATAGTGGAGTGAAAAGTTATAAGATACGACATCATATGGTCCAGCGAATGCCGCCTGCCGAATATCCCCTTGCCCGAGAAACCATACGCCGAATTTCATTTCTAGGGCCCGAGCCTCAGCCTCTTTCAGAGACTCTGTATCAGGATCGATCGCCGTGACCCGGGCATTGACCGCCTTCCACTTGTGCCAATCACCGCCCCTCCCGCACCCACAATCGAGCACATGTGATTTCGTTGGGACCCAGCACGAGATGTGGTCCCTCTTACACTTGTTGTGAAGTTTGCGAAGTTCATCCATAGTTAAAAGAAATACTCCCATCTCTTTTATATGGCTTCCCTTGAGGCGGATTACCTGACGGTTCCCGGGCAGCTTTTCGCGTGTGTTTCTTTCGTCGGTCCTGACCTTCCCCAGAAGAATGACAAGTTTGGCATGAAGATTCGTGGGTGTTTTCCCACGCGCGACGAGGCTGGGACTCACGCCAAGCGTCTCCAGAAGGAGGATGCGATCGTCGACATCTACGTGGTCGATATGTACAAGTGGCTCCTGATCCCCCCGGATCGCGAGCAGATCGAGGACACGCACTATCAGAACGAGAAGCTCGAGGAGATCATGACCAAGTATCGGGCGAACCAGTCACAGGCCGCGGCGATGTTCGAGAAGCGCAAGCGCGATATGATGGCCAAGCCACAGGATGGCGAGTTCCCTTACATCGACCCGTCCGACGAGAACTCCAAGTTTTACACGAAGCCGGATGTGCCGCCGATTCCTCACCCGGCCGACTTCCTTGAGGCTCTCAAGGTTGAGTTTCCCGAGGCGTCGATGGATGAGCTGGTGGCCAAGGCGGACATTCGCGTCGCGGCCGAGGTCCTGAAGCGCAAGGCGACTCAGACCGAGACGACTCTGACGATCGAGACAATTCCGGAGGCTTCCGCGGACGATGAGGTCCCGGACTCTCCCGCCGCTTAAAATATTCATAAATAATAGATAGGGATGGATTTTCTCCAAGCCCAGACACTTCCCAGGGGTCAATTAATACTCCTGGCAATTGCTGGTTCTTTAATTATTTTGAGTAGTTTTTATCTACTACAAGAAGGGCAGTTTATGCCACTGGCATCCGTGGTTCTTATGATGTTTCTGGGATGGCTCATGTTCAAAAGGATTGCTCCGAGCGTATTGAGCCAGCCACCACCCGACCCGACAGCGCCCGCATTCACTGTGTTTCGCGATATGGAGCCGGCAGATCAGACACGTGTGAATGTGTGGACAGGCTTCCTTCAGGAAGACGTCTACCAGAATCGCACGGGTCCAATTGGAGATTTTGTTGGAAATGATGATGTTAGTAAAAATGCGCCGCTATATGCTATCGACTCCTAGCTCTTCGCGGCGACCCCGCTGTTTACAATAATAGGCCGCATATTCATAATAATGACACCGATAACAATACCAAGCAGAATCAGCGCAACATGATTCTCCTTGAGTGCCGCAAGCGGGTCCTTTTTGATTGTCTGTGGAGGAAGAAACATTCGCGGTCGAGGCTCCTCATCCTCCTCGATCCATCTGGTAGGCTCAGAGCTTTCGGGGAGCGGCAGTGGGGCGCTTCTTGACGGGGGTTCGCTTTTTGACAGGAACGGCAAGTTTTCCATCGTCTTCACTACCACTCTCATCACTCTCGCTTTTATCTGCTACAACAAATCCATCTAAATTTCCATCATCATCGGCATCGTCCTCATCATCCTCCTCCTCATCATCATCATCCTCAAAGTTTGACGCAATCTCAGACTCGTCCGAATCGTAGTCGTCCGTTGCGTAATCATCCTCGACCTTCTCGACCGGCTCATACTTCACAGGGGGTTTGGAAATACGCCCATACCGCGTGCGTGTTCCAGACTGGACCTCCGCCGCAACTTGGGCAAGTACATCGAGATTACTACTGTCCGTGGCTTTTGACAGGTCCTGGGTCCTGTGCGACATATTCTGGGAAGTCTAGCATCGTATCGTTTAAGTACTTTGGAAAGAAGTAAATTCCTTGAGAAACAGCATTTTGGTTCAAAATTGTCTCACCCTCAAGACCCAGTTGCATCGAGATGCTCGCGAGCTCCTCCTGAATATTTGAATCATCGGCCCTCCGGAGACCAAGACCCAAGTCCCTGATGGCCTCAATCGCAGTATACAGTGCAGTCGCCGCATCATCTGTTTGTGTCGAAGCCAATTGTTCGAACGCGCGGAGATTGTCCAAAAAACGACTCCAGTTTACCGGGTCCAGACCCGAGTACGGATTGACCATTTTCTCGTACTTTCTGAAACGCGCCTTGGGGCCCATTGGGAAGAATATCCACCAAAAAAGTACCAACAGGGCTACCCACAATAGCAACATTCTTGAGTTGCTCTACTATTGATGGAGGGAGATTATGTTCACGACCCTTGAACTCGGTACACTCCTCATCAAAACACCGCTGAGTGATCCTTCCGGACTTGATGGTGAACCATATATGATTCGACTTGTGTTCCCGTCTGATGTTCTCACAGTACTTTGAATCAGTCTGGGCGTACCAGCCATCGTGCTCATGTCTCTGGACCCGCTTGACCGTCGTATGTTCCTGACCGGCCATATATTTTCGGACATAATCCTGAAGTGACGCCGTGTCCAGTGATTCTGGATCCTCCAATTTTGTTTCAAAATTGCCATAATGCCGGACTGAAAAAAGAGCCAAGGTCTCTGGGGTCTTGGCGTAGGCCGGGTCCACTGGAATGTATGGGTCCCCCGAAGGTTTCTTGTGGGACCATAACATCCGAAGTCCGGACCCACCATAGACCGATGCATCAACCACCTTGTCCCATGGTCCGGGTCCAAGACTTTCAATGATTTTTGATCTTAAATTCAAAGCCTGGGTCCGAGTCACAACAACGGCCGGCCAGTGAAGATGGACCCCACTTTTCAGTGTCGGTTGTCCGTCCTCACCCTTGACTTGACGCACCTGTGCCCTGGCGACCAGACACTTGGATCCGACGACTTCATCAATTATAGAACAAAATTGGTTCAGGTCCTCATCACTCAGTTTCTCGGCAGCCTTGTAGTCCAGGTCCACAAAAAACTTGAATCGGTCCGTCTTTTGCTCGACCACATACAATTTTGATCCAGAATTGATAGCTTCAATATAGGCTCTGTGAAATTCTTCAACTTCGTTTTCCGGAACGTGAAGGATCCCACCATTCATGAGGACATGGGTCGCGGGCCCCTTGGGAACCCGCCACTTGGCAATTGACATTCATATTCATACGCATAATTTCTCTAAGGGTTCAGTCATCGTCGGACGAGTCCAGAAGCCAGGACAGAATATGTTTCTCCTTCTTGGCTTTGGTATTTGCCTCGGCCGGTGCCTTGATCTCCTCGAGCATCTGCTCCTCCTTCTTGGTGAGAGGCTCCACGGGCTGGTCGACCGTCTCTGCTGGAGCATCTGGGGTCTCGGCCTTCTCAGCCTCAAGCTCCCGCTCCTCCTCGAGCTTCTGAATCTCGTGGCACAGCTTCATGAGAGTCAGCTCTTTGGCCAGAACCTCGGGATCCGAGCCGTCTCCGCGAAGCTTGACCAGAATGGTCGCAAGATCGAGCTTGGATCGAGTCATCCTATAGTAAGTACGCGGGACTTATTTAAGAGTACGTAGGCGCACTATCTTCCTCCCGTTCCAGAACACCACTTAGATGGCTGACCCAACGGAAGTGGATACAGACACAAGTTTCCATCGTTTTGCATTATGAGAGAGTACGCCTTTGGAGTACTTGACGTGCCCCCGATATTCCATATAGTAGTCGATGTTCCAGCACGATATATAACCAGGTTTCCATCACTCTGGACTGCTAAAGAATATGCGGCGTGAGGCCCAGACTGTCCGCTACCAGACCCCCATATATAACTTCCATTGTCATAAATACACAAGTTTCCATCAGATTGCATTGCTGCTGTAAAACGTCCATTCTGACTTACAATAGTGGCATTTGTAGTTGCTGTACATGTTAGCATACCATTTGTTGTAGCTGTACATGATACAGAACTAGGAGTCGTAGATCCAGAGCCTAGAGTGGATCCTGGAGCCGGCGCCGAGCGAGGGCCTGGAGCCGAGCCTAGAGTGGAGCCTGGAGCCGGCGCCGAGCGAGGGCCTGGAGCCGAGCCTAGAGTGGAGCCTGGAGCCGGAGAGCCTCCCTGAGTGGCAAAGTAGATACCCACCGCAACACAGATACAGAGGAAAAAAACTGCGATACCCGCGTAAATCATCATGTTCGACTTTGGTGGGGCCGACATTTATATTATTACTCTCCTAAAATAAGTGGGATTATATGGCATAGCGTATACTATAGTCAGTTCCAGGATGTAATCCATTTGGATTCATTTTAAGACATCTCCAGCAGCCATTAGGATTTAGTCCCATTGTATCACCCCCAA